CTGACAGCTGACGGCTACACCGTCAAGGATGACGGCTCTGTTGTCAAAAACGAGTAACACAAGGAAATTATCACTGAATGGGAAACAACCGCTATATGACCATTATATGAGGTCTGAAGCGGTTGTTTTACTGTCGGGGAGAAGGGAGAGTGACACATGAACATTGTATCAATTATTGCCCTGATTGTTTCTATTGTGGTGGGCATTTCTGGCATCATTGTTGGCTGGATCGGTGTCAGAAGAAACAAAACCAGTGATGACAGGTCTGAAGCCAGTCAGATGACAACCGTGATCGTCAAACTGGAAGGTATTCAGAGGGACACGGGTGAAATCAAGAATGACCTGAAGGATGTCAAGGCTGACGTAAAACGGCATGATGAAATGATCTGGCGAATGGACGAAAGTCTGAAATCCGCATGGAAATCCATCAATAAGATCCAGGGTGGTTCCAATGCTGAATGAAAGAGAAGTCAGGGAAATGGAACGGAAGGACAGGATTGCAGCTGTCAAGCATAACCGGAAGATTCGTTCCATGGAACTGGCTGCACAAAGGAAAAAGAGTGGTGACGCATTTCTGTGGGTCTGGGAGTTTTCCAAAAAACTTGTGCAGATCTGTTCTGTGCTTTTCTTTTTTGGTTTCATCTATGCCTGTGTGGTTATGTGGAAGTTCTTTGATTTCACATACCTTGGAACCTTGATGGATGATCTGACCGACATCATGAAGACCTGTGTGTTCGGGTACTTCATCAAAGCCGGTCTTGAAAATACCTTCAAGATATGGATGTCAAAAAGAAGTGGAACATCTGAACAGACTGAACAAGTTGAACAAAATGAACAGACTGAACAAGATGCGGTTGCCGAATTGACCCCACCGGATGGGGATGAATGAAAGGGGTGTAAAGATGGACTATTCAACCATCATTAGTCAGGTGCTGATCATTGTAGCAATCCTGACAGTATTTGTGAACATCATCACCGAGGTTGTCAAAAATACCCTTGGGATGAAGACATCAAAGGTGATCAACGTGTTTGTCCTGATTCTGTCCCTGGCACTGACTGTTGCAGTATTCAGTGCCTACTGGCAGATCAAGCAACTGGTGATCACCTGGTACATTGTGGTTGCATTCCTTGTCATTGGCTTCATGGTTGCCTATGCTGCCATGTTTGGATATGACAAGCTGATTGCATATTTCAGAAAGGATGATACAAAATGACAATTATTGAAAAAATTATCAGCATTGCAAAGGCTGAAATTGGAACCTGTGAACCCACCGGGGATGACAAGTACATCAAGGTGTACAATGCACTGACCGGTGCTGGTTTTTCTATGACCGTGGCATGGTGTGCAATCTTTGTGACCTGGGTGATGTATATCGCAGGTGTTGCAAAGTCCGTGGTTCTTTACTTTGCGTCCTGTGACGTTGGAATGAACTGGTTCAAGAAAAAGAATCAGTTCAAAAAGGCAAAAGCCTATGGTGGTACATATACACCCAAGGCAGGTGACATCATTTTCTTTTCCAGCAAGTATGATCAGAATGATTCAACCCATGTTGGAATTGTCACCGGTGTCAGCGGATCCACGGTGAAGACTATTGAAGGAAACACGTCTGATGCCGTGCATGAAAGAAGCTATGACCTGTCCAACAAATACATTCTTGGATATGGCTGCCCGGACTATCCTACAACAGCAGTGAGTGATGAAACGGACACGGCATCCAAGGCAGACAGTTCTTCCGGTTACAAAACACACACCGTGGTCAAGGGTGATACACTTTGGGCATTGGCTAACAAATACCTTGGTGACGGCAGCCGGTACAAAGAATTCATGACACTGAACAGTCTGACATCCACCGTCATTCATGTTGGACTTGTGCTGCTGATTCCTGGAACCAATACCAGCGCAAACACGGCAGCTACAAAGACCAGCACCTACACGGTTGTGAAGGGTGACACCCTTTGGAAGATCGCACAGAAGAAGCTGGGAAACGGGGCAAGATACAAAGAGATCATGACCCTTTCCGGCATCACTTCCACCACTATCTATGCTGGACAGGTGCTGACACTTCCGGCAGCGTGATGTGTTTCTAATTTGTTACTAAATGTGGGCGATATGTACCGATATGTACCCACTGAACTACTGAACAAAACCTTGTATTGAGCCATTCCGCATGGTGTACAAAAAGAAAAATTCATGATATAATGACAAAGCGAACCCCGGAAATGTCTGTATTTCAGGCACTTCCGGGGTTTTTTGTTTCTAATTTGTTTCTAGTTCAGTGCAAAAATCATTATTTTCAAGGGCAAAAAAAATGTTATTTCAGCAGGGAAACTGTTTCCTTCAGCTGTTGGATGGTCTTGTGATTATACACCCGGTTCCCAACATCTTTTGACTTGTGACCCATCAAAAGGTCAATACACTTCCGGTTCCCTTTGGCATTGTCCAGCCTGGTTTCAAAGGTATGCCGTGCTTCATGCGGTGTTTTCTCTGCACCAATTTTTTCCATGACATCACCCCAAAAGATATAGTATTGTGTCTGATTCAGCTTCTTGCCATTGTAGTGGAGCAGATAACGATTCCCACCTTGCACCCATTTCTGCACAAAGGGCTGGATCCGGGGATGGATAGGGACAACTCTTCCTTTGCCGGATGCGGTTTTAATTCCACCCTGGAAGCACCATTCCTTGATGTCCACCTGTTCAGTTTTCATGCTCAAAAGTTCAGTCAGACGGAATCCGGTATACAAGAAGATCAGCACAGTATCAACCCACGGTTCATCTGATATCTTCCACAGTGCTTCAATCTGCTGTTCCGTAAATGGTTCACGGGTTGTTTCAGGAATCGGTTCAGCCGTGGTCAGCTGTGAATACATTTTGTCAATGATGTCCAGTTCAAATGCGAAGCGGTCAAGATGTCCCCACAGATTTTTGATTGCCCACTGGGTGGAATATCCACAACCACAACTGTCAATGCAGTCCTGCATCTGGTAGGACTTGATGGATCTGTACTTCACACCGTATAGTTTGGAACAATGCTTGTATGCTGCCCGTAGGGACTGCTGGTTTGATTTTCCTAATTTTGGCATCTTTATCTTTGCCCACCTTTGGTATAGAACAGCCAGCGTGACCTTCTCCCGGTCAATCTCCCATGGGTTGTTATTATACTGTCCCAACAGGATCAGTGCCTTTTCTTCTGTTTCAGCATATCCAACCGGAACCTGCCTGGACTTTCCTTCTTCATCATACACTGTGACCTTGATCACCCAAGGTCTTGATCTGTTACCCTTTAGTTTGGTTACACACCCATAACCGTTGGGGTTTCGTTTTCCCATATAGTCATTCCTTTCTAATTGTAAAAGCAAGGAATGTGTGATAAAATTGGGATGCGTAGCCCAAAATCATCATTCCTTGATTTTGGTTATCACCTGACACCGGCAGCTGCAACTGCTGGTGTCTCTTTTTTTTATTTATAACTGGATGGTCTGATTCTGCACCGGCTTCAATTCTCTGAAGTGGTTCACCATCCGGGTGCAATCCTTTATGTTGTTGGTGACATCAAGGATGATCTGCTTCTTTTCATCAGACTGATATTCAATCACCAAAATATTTCTGATGACGGTCTTTTCTTTGGTCTTGGTTCTTCCACCAACCATAGCACCCAACAGACCAAAAGTTGCAGCCCCTACAACCATTCCAGGTGCAGACTGTTCAACAATCTGCTTGATCTGCCGTTCATCATACATCTGAACACTTTGAACTTTATCAAGGGACAATTCAAAATTTTTCCAGTCATCCTTATTCCTTCCAATCAACGCTTGGATGTGAAATCCTTCAGATGTCAGCTTCACAATGGTGGTGACTTCCACTGGAATGGGAAGACCTTCAAGGATAGTCCCTACTGCTGCAAAATCTCTTGTTTTTCCGAACATAAAAAATACCTCCATTTTTCATAGTTATAGTTCTGTACCGCTTTGTAACACATCATAGTACCGGTTGTTTTTATTGCAAATGTAGTAGTGTACCGCTTGTACCGCTTTGTTTTCAATTTCTTTTTTGTTGATAACAATTTTCTAACTGTAAAAATTAAAAAATAAATAAAATATAAAGAATAGAAAATCATCCGGTACACCGTTACACTGTTACAGATGGGAAAAATCTGCAACAATAACATTCCCTATGCGTTTCTTAACCCTTCTTCTTTTGAGTATTTTTTGTCTTTCAGCATTTGTTTAATTTCACCACGAATTTCAGCACGGTCATTGTTGTCCAACTGAAGAAGCAATGCAATGGTTTCAGACACATCATTTTCATGACATTCTTCAAATAGTTCACAGGGTTTTGCCCGTTGCTGAACTTGTGATGGTGGATCTGTCCATCCCATAATATCACTTGGAGTAGTTAGAAGTGCATCTGCTATCATTTTGATTTTGGACTGGGTAAGACCTTGAATCCCCAATTCAATCTTGTTGATGGATGATTTATGCTTGTAGCCTATTTTATGGGCAAGTTCTTCCTGTGACATTC